CGACGAGGAGATCGTCAACGTGGAGGTGTTGAGGTACATCACCGAGGACGAGCTGATGCTGCTGAGGGGGATCATCATCACGCCGAGGGAGATGTTCGTCTGCAGGACGCTCAACAAGGACAAGTTCTCCAAGGACAACATAATCAACTACATGGCCGACGCCGAGAAGATGAGGTTCCACTTGGAGATGGACAAGGACACGTGCTTCTCGCCGTCATCCCGCGCCTACAACTTGACCCACAACTACTACCACACGAAGGAGAGGGACAACGAGGGCAACGTCATGAGGAGGTACGAGCTGTCCCCCTACGAGTACATGAAGTCGATGAACGTGGCGATGTTCACGGACAGGGTCATCTCGAGGTTCAACCCGTCGATGTCCGAGATGGAGGTGTACAGGAGCTTGTTGCAGGACTACAGGCTGTTCTTCCCCTGCGGGGAGATGAAGGAGTCGAACTTCGAGGACATGATCCAGAAGTCGTCCAAGGTCAACGAGGTGGTGGAGGAGTTCTACAACTCCGAGTTCTTGTTGAAGAAGTACAAGGAGAACGAGAAGGGGTTGATGGACTTCACCGACGCCTCGACCTACTTCAACGACCAGTTGCAGGAGAAGTTGACGCTCAAGAAGATCAACAGGTGGATGCACACCAGGCACAACATCTTCGGCGTGGCAGTCTGCATGGAGATGTCCTGGCAGGTCTACTCGGAGTTCGACGTGGACGTCGCCTCGACGTTCAACTACAACGGGTCGGAGAGGAGGCTGACCCCGGACTACTTCGTGGAGACGGAGGACAAGATCTACCTCATCGACTTCGCGGTCACCGTCGGCAACGCCTCGTTCATCAGGGAGAAGAAGCAGAAGAGGTACAGGGCCCTGGCCGACGACTTGTCGAGGCACTTGGGCAAGGAGGTGGTGGCGGACGCCGTCGTCTGGAGGATCAACGAGATGGACAACATGCAGATCCCGTCCTTCATGGAGGGCATCAGGGAGAACTTGATCAACAACGAGATGCTGAGGAACATGAGGTTGATGCACTTGAAGTTGATCAACATGGAGAACTACAACCTCTTCGCGAAGAACCTGGACATCGACCTGGTCGACTGGGAGGAGAACGCCGAGATAAAGTACGAGTCCTACACGATGCTGCTGTCCGCGATGTTGGACTTGTACAAGCTCGAGGACAAGAAGACGAACGACATCGCGATCTCCAGGAACAAGGCCCAGAAGGGGGAGAAGATCATGTTGAAGAACATGGAGTTCATGAACGACTTGAAGGAGAGCTTGAAGATCAACGAGGAGGAGTACTTCTTGACGACGTGCGAGACCATGGCCAACATGATAAAGTCCGACTCGATCCCGGAGTACTTGAAGCAGGTCACGACCTTCAACAAGGACAAGGTGTACTACGAGATCCAGAAGCAGAAGGACACCCAGGAGAAGCTCCGGCTGGAGGCGTCCAAGCACTTGAACTTCAAGATCCCCAAGGTGTTCAAGTTCCCGTTCTTCTCCTTCAGGAAGTTCCACTTGGACGAGATCGACAGCTTCATGCACCCGACCTTCGACATCGCCCACGAGTTCAACGACGGCACCATGCTGATCAACGACAAGTTGAAGTGGCTGGACACCGAGAAGATCAACGAGGACACGGACTACCTGACCAAGGGGATCGGGTTCGACGAGATCGAGGACAAGGACATGATCGAGTCCTTGATAGAGTTCATGATGCAGGAGTCCGAGGACAACTCCAACGAGGTCTTCAACAAGGAGATGTCGCACGACAACTTCTACAAGCAGATCTCGAAGACGAGGTTGTGGGAGGTCACCTGCTTCGTGTCCGAGCTGATGGAGAACATCTGCTACCTGGAGGGGAGGAGGCACGTGGTCAACAAGAGGGACGGTCACACGGCCATGAAGAAGTTCGGGAACTACACGTTGCTGGTCCGGAAGGGGTCCAAGTTGACGGCCAAGAACCAGATCAAGTACAAGGTCTTCTGCAACAGGGACTACATCGAGTACTCGGACACGAACATCTTCCACAACTGGTACGCCTACGACGACGACCCGAGGCTGATGCAGACGAAGTGGTTGACGATCTCGATCACCGACCTGAGGCACCTGATCAGGGGCAGGGAGGTGATCATGGCCATCGCCTCGGACTACCAGGACAAGTTGTTGGAGATGTCCAAGATGGAGGAGGTGAACTTCAAGGTGGTCGACAAGGCCCTGGTGACGATGATGTTGGTGTTCTTGGAGCACAAGAGGGGCACGAGCACGTCCTTGCAGATCAACAGGTACCTCTTGCACTCGGCCCTGGGGTACGTGACGTGGAGGGAGAAGCTCGTCAGGGACATCAACAACGACCCCATCATGAG